ATACGGAGGGGCATTGAATATAATCTTTAACTTGCCGTCTTTTGGTTTCTCGATGTACTCAATTGGCTCAATGGCATTCTTGATGACAACAGTGTTGTGAAGTGGAATCTGAAATTTGTGACGAAACTTTTCGTGTTGCCAGTGGGAGACGTAAATGAACTTTTCAATTCTGCGGTTGAAGTACTTATTGTTCACACCCTCTGATGCGGGCTGACTGTGGGGGACATGCATCCACATATAGTTGCGCTTGCCAGAGACAATTAGGTCTTCGTCGCAGATAGACATAATGATGTTTACATCATCAGGGACATCAACATATTTGTACAGATTGCCCAGCAGAATATCTGAGCCACCCCTAGGTGGCAGTTCTTCTGCCATTAGTGAGGCCACTCCAACTTAGTCATCTTGTGGTGAGTAACACGCACAAGCGGGTCAACCCAAATATCAATTCCCATACGGTGGACTTTCTCACACCACGAAAGGTCTTCTCCCATAAGCGGGAACTTATAGTCTGGCTCACCGTTCTCCCCTGTGACCTCAACCTCAACCTGCGAAAACCACGGGCGAGACATTTTCTCAAAGACGCCCGTCTTGACAGCAAGGAATCCAAACCCAACACCACGAACAGTGAACTTGTCCTTGAGAGCCATAATTTCCTGCATGGACATTCCACTCTGAAGCGGTTGCGGGTAGATGGTTACTTCCCCGTTTGCCATCATGTAACAGCCAGAAACAACTTCTTCGGGGGCTTCGTAGAGACGCACAAAGTCGTCAAAATCCCAGATAATATCGGAGTCAATCCACATAATCTTGTCGTAAGTAAATGTTCCGTGAGCAGGCTTTGAGTTACTGGGGTCTTGATAGCCAGTACCACCAATAGTCATTTCTCGTGCGTGGGCTACAAGAGATGAGTATTCAGTCAAGAAGTTCCATGTGAGTCCTGCCTGCTCAAGAAAGTGGACAGTCACTAGGAGACTTCGAACATAGCCAGCGAGCATCGAATGACCTGGAGTAGCAATGACTACGTTGTAGTGTGGGATTTCCATGTCTTCCTTTTGTCAGTATTTAGTTAGATATTACCACAGCCAGTGTAGAATATGTAAGTGGTAAAAATCGCTATCTACACCATCGCCAAAAACGAGGCTAAACATGTGGCTCGCTGGGCAGAATCCGCAAAAGATGCAGACTATCTAATCATCTGTGACACAGGGTCTGATGACGACACCGTTGAGATTGCCCGCTCACTGGGTATCACGGTAGTCGAAACAAAGGTAGACCCGTGGCGATTCGACACCGCACGCAACTTTGCACTTGACGCAATCCCTGAAGACGCCGACTACTGCATCTCAATGGACATGGACGAGATAATCAGTCCCAACTTTCGAGAAGAACTTGAGAAGTGCAAAGCAGAAGGCGTTACGCTTCCCCAGCCAAAGTTTATCTACAACGAAGACATGACATTCCTTGCCCAACGTATCCACGCGCGACACGGGTATCAGTGGAGATGGGCAATCCACGAATCCATCTGCGTTGTTGGAATTGCTCAAGTCGCACGTGCGGTGGACATCACAATGGAACACCACCCAGACGAGTCCAAGTCCCGTGGGGGGTATCTGCCGTTGCTTGAGTTCTGGGCGCAGGAAGAACCTGAAGATGCTCGCTACTCGTACTACTATGCACGGGAACTGTACTACTACTCGCGCTACATGGAAGCCAAGGCCGAGTTCATCCGCTATCTCAACCTTTCAGGCGCATGGTGGAATGTGGAACGTGCCCGTGCGTGCAGGTTCATCGCCGAAATGTCGCGTGGGCTCGAATGCAAGTTGTGGCTTCAGCAGGCCGTCCACGAACTCCCCAACTACCGCGAGGCTTGGGTCGAACTGGCTCAGTGGCACTACGACAATGGGAACTGGGCTGGGGGCTACGAAACTGCACTCAAAGCAATCAAAATCCCCGACGGTGTCGAAACACTGATGTATCAGCGTGAGGCTTTTGCGTGGGGAGAGCGGGCGTATGACCTTGCTTCCATCTGTGCACACCGCATGGGAAACAATACTAAAGCACTTTATTACGGCAAAATAGCGTCAAAAATGGCTCCAGACAACGAAAGATTGCAAAACAATCTCCAATACTTCGTATAATGTGGTAGAATAATCACAAATCAGAATGGAGATATCGTGAAACTCAACGACCAAATCGTTGCGGGAATTCGTACGTTTGTTCCGTGGATTGTCGGTGTTGCAATTGCACAACTGGCTATGCAAGGAATTGACGTTACTGCAATTCTCAAGTCGCTCTCCGACATGGGCATCAGTGTCGATGTCGGTTCCATTGTTGTGACGGTCACTGGTATCGTGACAGCCGCCTATTACGCCCTCGCCAAATGGGCAGAAGCGAAGTGGCCCGAGATGGGCTGGCTGTTGGGATATGCGAAAGCACCAACTTACAACAAATAAAAGATAGCCCCCGCTTCGGCGGGGGTTATTTTTTATGCCCATGCTAAAATCAAATATGACCAAGTACATAGGACTCGTGGGTCGAGCACGCTCTGGTAAAGACACCGTTGCTCTACACCTCATTGAGAAGCATGGTTACACGCGGGTCGCTTTCGCAGACCGAATGCGTGACGCCGTCGAGGCGCTGAACCCTGTGATTCGCATTGACGCTGACGGACTCATCTACACATGTACTTTGGCTCAAGGTCTCAAAATGTACGGCTGGGAAGGACTCAAAACGTACAGCCCAGACATTCGCGGATACCTCCAGCGCATGGGAACCGAAGTCGGACGCGACATGTTTGGCGACGACTTTTGGGTCGAACAGGCTCTTCGAGTTGCTTCGGGGTACGACCACGTCGTCTTCTCTGACGTTCGCTATCCGAACGAGGCAGAGCGTATCCGCAAAGAAGGCGGAGTCCTGTGGCGTGTTGAGCGCGAAGGAATCGAAAAGAGTGACGAGCACACGTCGGAGTCGCTCATTGAAACAATCAAAGTTGACTCCGTAGTCAAGAACAACGGAACAATCGAGGAATTGTTTGCCAAAGTCGATAAGTTGATGGGCAAACTTGATGGTGACAAGTAAGTCCTATACCGTCGCATGGGACGAACGCAAATACGTCTCGGATGATTTCTCAGACCAAATGGACGCTGGCAACAAGGAATATATTGTATGGGACGTGTGTTCTAAACCAGTAGACCGAAAGAACTGGCAGGTCGCCGATAAAGTTCGATACTTTGGTCACTTCTACAACTCGCTCAAAGATTTTGCTACTACTGACCACGAAGTATTTATCTGGTCTGCAGGAGATATTCTTTGCGACGACTTCGTTGCATTTGTATCAAAAGTTGAAGGTCTCTTTGCCACTGACCCTGACATCTGGTTGATGTCGCCTCATTTGCCCACGGACGGTGGGTCTGGGGTCTGCACTGCCATTGACGAATCCGCGATGTACGACGACATGTTTTTGACGCTCAACATCAACGGACTCTACGTTGCTCTTCGACGTTCGCTGGCTTTAGTTGTGCTCAAGTACTTTGAGTGGCTTCTTGAACGAGGGCACATGAACTTCAAAAAAATGGTCTCTGGACACTGCCTTGACTGGGTCTACTCTGCGTGGGTGATATACAACAAAAAGAAAACCTACCGAGACATGACATCCGAGATGTTTGAAGTTGAGGGGACCAGTTACGACACAAGTACCGCACTTTGGGAGTGCAACAACATTCGTGACCGCTTTGTCGAATACATTGACTATGTTGGCGGTAGCGGTGCATCCGTCAAGAAAATCTATGACGCCATGTCAGAGAATGAAAAAGAACACTGCGATAAGTTTTTTGGCGTAAAAAATGCTTACCCAAACATGTCGATGGCTGAACGTCAGGAGTTCGCGTACTAATGTCTAAAGCAATTGTCTACACGGGGGGAAGTTTTGACTTGCCTCATAGCGGGCACTTCCGACTTCTCAAGCGTTGCTCCGAGATTGGTCGAGTAGTTGTCGCCCTCAACACCGACGAGTTCTACGCCTCGTATCGTGGCTATGCTCCAATGATGACATTCGAGGAACGTCGAGAAATTTTGCTCTCCTGCCGATGGGTAGACGAGGTCATTCCGAACGTCGGCGGGGCAGACTCCCGCATAACAATCGATATGGTCAAGCCCGACTACATTGTCATCGGCTCCGACTGGGCCAAGAAAGACTACTACGGTCAGATGGGCTTTGACCAAGACTGGCTAGATGACCGAGGAATCGGGCTGGTGTACATTCCGTACACCCGTGGAATCAGCAGTTCAGATTTGAAGAAAAGAATTTCCGAGCGCTAGACCATGTGCTACTCTATGTAAACGGACTGAGTCGAAAGACTAGGCGCGACTCCAGTGAGAGTAGAGGTTCAAATCCTCACAGTTCGTGCTATCTTGGGGTAATGACTAAAAGTGAAGTACTTTTGTTTGGCGGTCCAATGGACGGTAAAACAATGGCGATTCCATATCACACCGAATTCATTGAATTGCCATACATAATGCTTATTGCTCGAGACGAGATTGGAAGATTTATTCCTGAACCAGAGTCCCTTGTTGGTCACTATGTCTATGACCGAGAGCGAACTATCCACAGCCTTATCTCTGAGCCAACTGGTGGTCCAACAGAAACCTGTTACCGATGGGAAGAAAGTGGGCACTAAATTCGAAGTCGGAGTCAACGACCTCGCCACCAAACGTCCAGACCTAGTGGCTGAGTGGTCGGACAAAAACACATACTCCCCATCAGAAGTTGCGTTTGGAAGTGCTCGACCAGCCTTCTGGAACTGCAAAACCTGCGGTCAGGAATGGAATACGTTAGTTTCTACTCGCACTCTCGGAAAAGGCTCTGGCTGTCCAATATGTGCTAAACGAGCACGGCAAGCAAAATTTACGGTAAAATAATCAGATGGCTACATACGATTTCTACTGTTCCGAATGCGACGACGTCGTCGAGGTGCAATACGGAATGAACGAAAAACAACCTGAAGTTGTCTGTGAGTCATGCGGAAAAGAGCGTCGTAAAAAGTTCTCTTCTCCTCCCTTGAACATCAAGGGCGTATATGGTGGAGCAGACCGCTTCATTCAATAGGGTAAGGTAAAACAATGACACAAAAGAAAAAAGACGAAGAAGAAGTTGAGTGGACACCACTCGAACGCATGGACACCCCTCTGATATCAGACACTCCGATTGATGAGTTGACTCAAGCACTAGTAGAACCCTTCGACTACAGCGCCGAACATGCTGAACTTTTCTACCCGTACAAGTTGCCCCTCGACTTCCCCACAGACTTCGGGGTAGGAATTATCGTCGGTGCATCGGGAACGGGGAAGTCTACGCTCCTCAGCGAGTTCGGTGAGCCAGTATTCCCTAAGTGGGAGCCTGACACGACAATCGCCTCACACTTTGCAGACCCCTCTGATGCCAACGAGCGACTCTCCGCTGCTGGGCTTATGTCCGTTCCCGACTGGGTCAAGCCATTCTCTGTGCTGTCTAACGGTCAGAAGTTCCGTGCCAACCTTGCACGACAACTCATCAACAATGCTGTGATTGACGAATACACTTCCGTCGTCGACCGCAACGTAGCCAAGGCTGCGTCTGCAGGTTTGGCGCGATATGTACGAAAGAACGGGGTGCGCGGAATTGTCCTCGCAACGGTTCACCGTGACATCATCGAATATCTGGAACCTGACTGGATTATCGACACGGACCGTGGCGTATGGACTTCTGGGAGGTGGCTTCATCGACCAGACTTGGTATTTGAAGTACAGCCGTGCGAAAGGGCGCTTTGGGCGCACTTCTCTCACTATCACTACCTCTCCGAGTCGCTCAACCCAAGCGCACGGTGCTACATGGCAACATGGGAAGGACAGTTAGTCGGATTCGTTGCGACAATGTCGTACCCATCTGGCTCTGTTCAAAACGCTTTCCGTGAACACCGACTAGTCATTCACCCTGACTATCAAGGTTTGGGAATTGGTCCGCGTCTGTCTGAGGCAATTGCTCAGGTCTACACTGATAACGGGAAGCGTTACTTCTCAAAGACATCGCACCCTAGGCTGGGCGAATACCGTGACCAGTCAAAGAAGTGGAAGGCAACCTCCAAAAACCACATGAAACGCAAAGACGGAGAGAACCTCGACGGGGCACAACGCTGGGCGATTGACCCAAAGCGTTGGTCCTACTCACACGAATACATTGGAGAGACGAGCACATGATTGTAGTGTCTATGACAAAAGATGAAATACGAAACTGTACTGACATGGCAGTGAACCGCTGGATGATGAAGTTTGGCAGCGAAGACAGACCCAACTATGCTCAAGGAAAGAAAGACGGGAAGTTAGAGTCAGAACTTATTGCCAACATCAGGACAATTGTCGCTGAGTGGGCAGTTGCAAAAGTGACAAACTTGACGTGGAATGTACCGTTCTACCCAAATAGTCTCCACGCTAAGCGAAAAGATATTGCTGATGTGGGAACAAACATTGAAGTTAGAACTGTACGCACTCAGGGTGGTGTTCCTATCTGGCGTAAAGATGCTGGAAAAGTTATTGCTGGCGCTCGCGTCATTGACGAAGAGTACTTCACTGAAGTTGAAGTATGGGGCTGGGTAGAAGCCAACAATGTTATCGGTAAAGATATATACTTAGATGACTACATCGGTGGCTGGCGATTCTTGCTTGACCGCATGACACCATTCCCAGAACCGTGAGACTAAATGTCTGAATTTATGCTTCCTCCCGTCACAGAGTTGACGCGGAACCTTGAAGTAAAGCACGTCCTTACGCTCCCTG